GTTGCGCGAGGTCCAATCGTTGAAATCATCGAGCGTGCCTTGCAACGCGCGCACCTGATGCGAGCCGATGCCCTGCGCTTTCCCAGAGGTTCGCATGTCATCGAGCGCCATCTTGATGGCTTGCGCGTCCGATCCCGTGATGGCCATCGGCGCACCTGGCATATTCGTTTGCAGCCCGAACGTCTGCCCACGATTCGCTTGCAGGTCCTGCGCCTGCTTGATGGCCGATTGCATGGCAGGTCTCTGCATGAGTGCCGTCAACTCATTGTCGAGCGGCGCTGAATGGGTCGCTGCGGCAGCATAGAGTGGCGCTGATGCGCGGCTGCGCGCGTCGATCGCGTTCTGCAGGTCCTGGGGCGTGCCACCGATGTCGGTGAGTTCCGCTTGGCGCGCAGCGTTCTGTGCCGAGGTGCGTGCGCCGAAGTCGGCAGAGCTCGTGCCGCGAAGTGCCTTCTCTACGCTCAATAGGCCCGGGTCTTTGGATACCGCGCCTGTCGTCGGCTCTGAGTTAGGCACGGTCGGTGCGGCCTGCTTTAGGCGTGCGAGCGCCGCCTGCGGATCACTTGCTTGATTGTTGAGCAGCGTACCCGCCGCGCGCACCTGCCCGGCCTTGGTAACCGGCGCAGTCAAATCACCGGCCGTGCGAGCAAAGCTCTCACCCATGGCAGGCGCCTGAGATCCAAGCACCCCGGCTCCAATTTGCGCCCACCACGGCAATCCGACCTGTCGCGCGGTCTCCTGTGACACACCACCCGACAGGCCCGCGGCCCCCGAGCGAACCGCATTGGCGATGCTTGTGGCACCGCCTAGGCCGCCAGCCGCCAAGCCGCCCGTGACACCACTCGTTGCAGCGGATGCCAATTGCTCCCCAGACGTCTCTGGCTCTGGCGCCCCTGCCGCAGTGAGACCCTTCGACAGCACGCCTGCCGGGGTAGGCAAGTAGCCGTAATGGCCGCCGAACTTATTCGCGATCCACCGCGGCAGATTGAACGCACCGGTCATGGCCGTCTGTGGCAATGTGAGTGCCCCCACGACGCCCTGCGCAGCGGCGCGCCCCTGCAGGGCTACCTGTCGACCGACGTCGGTGTCATCGCTCTGGGGGGGTGCTGGTGCCGCGGATGAGGTGCGAATGTAGTCGGCGAGCTGCTGCGCGCTTTCGGTATCGCCTGCTGCATCGGCCTTCTGCAGCGCCGAATAGACGTCAGTTAGATCCGCTGGCACGGGGTTGATACTTGTTCAGGAGTTTCTGAATGTTGGGCGGATGCTGCGGAACGCCACCCGCGAGTGCCTGCTTGGTTTCAGGGAGCAGCAACTTGTCGAATGAGCCTTGCAGCCCTTGCGTGCCCACATCCCACTGATTGCGCAGAGACTCGGTTTTCCCAGCCAAAGCTTGCGCGGTGTATTTCACTGCATCCTTGAGTTGCGATGGCGAGCGAATCGAGGAATAAGGTGCGGCAATAGCTGCACGCTCGCCCTGATCGCCACCCGCGGCCGTGATGGCGTTGACGGCCTCTTGCCCATACATATTCGCAATGACCTTGTAATCGCCCGGCGCGGCCTTTCCTGTGGCTTCCTGATAGGCCTGCTTCGCCTGGTTGATCTTCTGCACATTACCGCTCTGCATGGCATCGATGAGCGGGAGCAGGGTTTGCGAATGGGCCACCGTCGTGTTGATGGCATTCAACTTGCCGCCCGCTTTGCCGCTCGGGTCGAGGAAGTCGTTCAGCACGTTCTGGCTCGCCTTGAATGCCTGCCCCTGCGCGGCCATGCCGACGCCTGTCAAATTATCCTGTTTCGCCCGCTGTGCGATGTAGCTTGCGATTTGCGCTTGAGCGATGGGGTCACGGCCTGCAACCGCCTCAGTGAGATCGCCCTTCGTTTTCGCGACCTGATAGGCCTCTTCCTTCGCTTCAGGCGTGATCTGTTGCGCGCCATACAAGGAGCTATCGTAAGGCGTGAGGCCCTGTGCGATGCCCTGCCCTTTGGGTAGTTCGACCACTTGTCCATTCTTGATGAACTTATCAGTTGCCAAATCTGGCGCACCGGCCGTCACTTTGCCGGTGATCGGATCAGTCTGTATCGATTCACCGTTCCCCCGCTGCGTCGTCTGCAGCATCGTCGGAATCGGCTTCGAGGGAAGCTGCGCGGAGCCCGCGAGGCGGTTGTAGAGCGTTCCCGCGAAGGCTCGAGCGCCTGGAGCGGTGAGCGGCTGATTGCCATTCTCCTGTTGCCACATGCCGTAGAGATCGGGGTCTTTCTGCAGCCGCTTATCAGCATCCGATGAGGTCATGATGGTGTCGAGCGCGGAGAGCGGCGCGGAGATTCCCATCTGACGCTGCTTGATCATCATTTCCTGCGCGGCCTGATCTTTCGACGCCTTGTTGGTCAGCGCTTCGCCATAGCCTTTGAACTGCGGCAGCGCTTGGAGCGTGGTACCGAGATCAATATCTTGTAGCGGATTTCCGCCCACGCCAGGAAGAGCCGGCAGAGGCGCGTATGGGCTCGGTGCTCCACGTGGAACCATCGGAGGTGCGCCAGGAGCAGCATTCTGCGGAGGAGGCATTGCGCCCGATTGCGGCGGAGCGCCTTGCGGCATCTGCGGTCCCAGTGGTTGCGCCCCCTGCGCGCCGCTAAGTAGACCCTGCACCTGCAGCGGTGTCGTCGGGTCATTGTTCATCTGGTGCAGCTTCTGGCCGAGTGCCTGATAGATCGGCATCTCGGCTTGGAACTGTGCCTTCGTGAGCCCCATTTGCAGGTTGCCCATCTGGTACTGCTGATTCGCTGCGCGCTGCTGCTGATAGCTTTGTAGTCCCGAGGAGAGCCCCAGACCTATGTTGCCGCGCATCGGGGAATTCTTCGCGCCGGACGTGAGGAGACCTATGCCGAGATTCGCAAGCAATGACGGATCGATGGAGCCTAGGAGGCCCCCGATTCCGCCACTGTTATCGCCGTCGGCCATTTAGTGTCCGGGAATCCCGGTTAGCCATGGATTCTGCGGCGCTTGTCCTGGTGCGCCCTGCGGAGGCGCTCCCGGCATGCCTGGCTGCATCGGCTGCGCTCCGGGAGGAGACATGCCCTGTGCGCCTGGATACGGCATCCCTCCCCCTTGCGGGGCTGGTCGCGCCATTGACTGCGGCGATTGCGGCATCCCCGGCTGCATCATCGACATGCCCGCTTGCAATAGCTGATGCGTCGCGGGCGCGCTCTTGCCGTAGGCCTGGTTCCCGGTCATCGCGCCCAAGAGCCCTTGCATCCATTGCGGGGTGTTCGCGTTCTGCACGGCATTCCCTGCGGTTCCGGCAGTGCCGCTCGCTTGGGCATTCGCCGCTGCGCCTTGGGCGCTGCTTGTATTCGCTGCTCCACCACCTGACATATCGACTCCTTTACGCCGCCGCGAAGGCCGGCAATGCATCGATCATTGCATCTACCGAAGTGCCCGCCGCTTCGGCGCCCGTGCTCGCGATGCCCGCGGTCGATGCGGCATCCGCGCCCGCGCCGAGCGAGCTGTAGAGGCTCGAGCCCAAGAGCCCGGCACCGGCCGCAGACTGGAACGGGTTGCCGCTGGTCGATTGGCTCGATGAGCCGAAGGGACTGGTATTTTGGCCGAGCAGGCTCGAGTACCAGGAAAGCTGGTTGTACGGCAGCGTCTGATTGTAGTTCCACTCATTCTGCTGCGCGTTGATCAGGTTCTGCGTCTGCCCCTGCAACCCAGAGCCGGCCGAGAGCAGCGCCTGACTCGGCAGGTACGTCCCCGCATCGATCGAGGGGGCCAAGGCAGAGGCCTGCGTCATCGTGTTCAGGCCCTGCTGGTATGCCCCGCCATAAAGCTGGGTGGCGAGATTGTTCATCTCATCGGACTGCACGGGAGCGGACCCGATGATGTTCCGCCCGGCGCCGGCGAACTGGCTGTCCAAATTGTTCTGCACTTGCTGCGCGCCCTGCTGGAACGTGCCCTGCAGGTACGGGTTCGAGGCAGGATTGAGCAATGCACCCGAGGTCTCGAATTCGTTCGCACTCTGCGCGCCCTGGCTTGCGTTCGGGGCACTTGCGGTGTTCTGCACGCTGGTGAGCGCCTGATTCTGGAGCGGGTTCAGCGGCGCGACGGTTTGGCCAGGGTAATATTGCGGGCCACCCGTGTTGAGCAGGTTCTGACCCTGGCTCAGCGCCTCCTGGTAGTAGGGAATAAACTGCGACGGAATACTCGTGCTGACTGTGTTTGTCCCTCCCCCGCTCATAGGCCGTACCCGGGCAGATTGGCGTAATAGTAGGGCAGCGTGCCCGACATGCCCGGTGCGCCTGTGGTCGTCCCGCCCTGTGAGTTCACCGTTCCATTCGGGTTAGAGGGCGGTGCTTTTGCAAGGTATGAGGGACCGGCGAGGCTCTGCGCGATCTGATTCCAGTAGTTGCCCGAGAGCTGCGGCTGCGCGCCCGTCGAGTAGCCGGGGTTGCCTGAAATTCCCCCATAGGGCGGATTCTGAATCGGTGGCGCGGTCGGCTGCTGACCGCCGTACGCCAACGAAGGGGGAGCCTGCATTCTCACCGGACCCGATGAATACGGCGATGCCGTCTGCCCTTGGTATGCAAGCGACGGAGGCGCCTGCATCCGCATCGCCCCCGACGATGCTTGCGGAATCGTGCCTTGAGGCATCTGCTGCGCCGGAGGCTGCATATTACCGATGGGGCCGAAGGCGCCCGAGTAGGGCTGAATCCCTCCCTGCATGCCTGTGTTTCCGCCGCCGCCTGCCATTTAGAGCACCTTGGTTTGCAAAATGACGCCCACGGGCATCAGGTCGAGCACCTTTGCCCATCCGGGGCGCCCAAAGGTGCGTATCACCGATATACCATTCCCCGCGCACCAACGTTTCGCATCCTCAAAGGCGACTTTCATGGCATCCACATCGCTTCCTCCGCAGTAGAGAATCACCCCCACCGTCTGCTGGGGGTAGGTCTGTACCTGCCCCACCACGGCATAGGTCGGGGCCTCCCAGAGGAGGTAATGGCCGCGTGCGATCGCGATCAGTACATCCAAGAGATTCTCATCGCCCTGGTTCAGCTTCACCGCATCATCAATCCAGCGCTCGATGCGCGGCCACACGGCCGAGAGTTTCTCAGGGGAAACGAGCTTCATTTGCGCGGTTCCGCGCCAGCTCACATCGGCCCTTCGGTCTCAAGGTACAGCGTGACACCGTGGATGGAGGTTGCTTGAGCACTTGTCACCCGAGCTCGGGTGTACATGCCGCCCGAGAGACAGGGGTTGAGCTTTGAGAAACGGTCGGGATAGGAACCGGCTGCATATTTGACGCTCTGCTTCAAATCATCCCGGTTGCCGATGGTGACCAAGGGTTGATCGGTGCAGTTGATGAGGGGGCGCGCTGCGGTCGACAAGCGCCGTTGGCCGTCGATGAAATACATATCGCAGCTCTCTAGGTAACCGCTCAATGGGGTGCCCGTGAGGCGCTGATAGCCGGGAGTCGTCCCTTGAGTCATGATCCCGAGCCGATGGCGCGACCCGTCGTTATCGCTCCAGATGACCGCCGAGGGCACTTGCGCGCGGGTCCATCGCTGCGCGAGCAGGTTGTAAATGAGGAGCGTATCGGGCTGCGTATTCGTCCCGGTGGCCACGGCAAAGATGACCGAACGCAGGGTCGCGTCGTAGGCGCCCGTGATGGTGCTCAACTGAGCAAGATTCGCATTCGCCCAGAACCAATTATCGATGCCTGCCGAGTTATCCTGCGCCGTGCCGATGGGAATCACGTTCGCCCCGTCGGTATAGAAGAAGCCTTGATCGGAGAGGAAATAGACGTTCGGTCCCACCTGGACATAAGCGCCGCAAGCAATCAATCCGCGCTTCCACTCATACGTGCCGAAGGCAAAGACGACATTGCCACCCTGATAGATCGCGCGCGTGATGCCGTTTTGCTGGAAGACCAGAAAATATAGAGGATATCCCACGATTGCGGTGACGGGCCCCAAATCCGCCTCGAGGTCCTCCAAGCTCGATTGGAAAGCGAGCGCGGCATTGGTAAATGGCGCCGGGAAGAAATTCGGCAGATCGATCGCGCTCCACCACACCCGCGCGGCGAATACCTGCGTATAGTCGGCGAGAACCCCGACAGATGAGGCGGGGGGCGTGAGGAAGGTGACGGAAATCGCGCCCGTGGCGTAATTGATGGTGCCCGTAAAATATGGGCTTGTGAAGCTACCCGCTCCGTTGTCATAGGCGTAGGCGCTGAGATCACTCAGGTAGACATAAGTTTGAGACTTGCGCAGCGGCGTATTCGGAATGGTGCCCGTGAACGTCTTCGTCGAGCCATTTCCTGTGCCGAACTGATAAGCCGTCGTGCCGTATGCACTGTTCGAGTAGGGCACGCTGATATTGCCGTAAATCAAGAACTGCCCCGAGACGCCCACAATCTGCGCGTAGGGCGCAAGGTTTGCGTTGATGAAGGTGGAAGCCAAATTGGGCGTGGTCGTTAGGTTGTAAGTACCGAGGCCGCCCGTTCCACTGCCCAACGAGATGATGTTAGTCCCCGACGTTATCCCAGGCGCATAGAGGACAGTGCCGACTTGAAGGGGCGTTCCGGTGATCGCGGTCACCGTCAAGACGTTCGCCGTGATGCTGCCGGTGAATTCAAACAGGCCCGCGGGTAAAAGGGTCACATCACCGATGGAGATCACTTGCGGGAACGCGACCGCATTGACCGCATTGGCACTGACCGCATAAATACTCTGTCCAAACTGCGCAAAGCGCCATTGGCCCCCAATGGCGCTGTAGTTGCTGCCCACCGTGACCCATGCGCCGTTTTGATACACCCAGGCGTATTCCTGCGTGCCGACGATCGGGAATGGAGCGCCTGAGGCATCGATACCAGTAAAGGCGCCGGTGGCCGGATAGGGAGGATTGCCCACGCTCTTGAGCGAAGCAATCGTGACCGCGCTCGGCAGGCTCCGATAGCACCCATCGGCGTAGTAGACGTTCAAACAATCCGCACACGGAACATCCGTCGATGAGAACTGGCGCGAGAACTCAACCGCTACGTTGGCAAGGTCCGGGGACCAGGGGCCGTAGTGAATGGTATACGGGTCCGCCATTCAAACGCTTCTTAACCCGTTTCGATCTGCATGGTGGATGAGGCGAATCGCTCGCCCTTGTCCTGATCCACAATCGACTCGACGAAATCCTCATAGATCGGCGTCCAGGTTTGCACCATGGTCGCATCCTTCAAGAATTTCCCAGCCTCGATCATGCAGCCCGCGTGGAGTGCTTCGGGGGTTTGCAGCACCATCCAATTCGCGGGGCTGGCGCTCGATAAAGGCGTCCCCTTGCTGTAGTAGGTGCCCTGAATGGTGTAGCTCGAGTCGGGGTATGGGCCGAAGATGAAGACATTCCCCCCACCCGTCATGCCTTCCACATTGATGAGCGTGGATTGGCTGATGGTATAGGTCCCAATTCCTCCCGTTCCCGTGCCAAAGGCGATAATGCTGCAGGGATTGGGGATAAAACCCGTCACATCATCGATCAGCATGCCAACCTGTAAAGCACCCGACGTGATCGACTGCACCGTCAACTGGTTCTCTGAGATGAAGCCGGTAAAAACGCACGCCGGCATCACATCGCGCGCGATATAGGCCGGCAGTCCGTCGGGTTGGCGGATGGGGTATTCATCATAAATCCAAGCGGCCGCCTTGAAGATGAGCGTGAACACATCCCCAGAACCGTCCTGCACCTGGAGGGTCTTCGGTGTGAACCAATCCGAGGGAACTGGAGCGGTTCCGCCTTGAATCTGCACCGGCTGCATCGCAACTTCCATCGCCTGAATGCCGTTACCGAAGTTCAAGCGGATGATGTCCTTCGCTAGCTTCGTTTGGGCCAATTGGATGAAGTAATCGGCGTAGAGATTCGCAACGAGATCGGGACGGTGGGTATAGTCCGTGATCGATTGCGTCAGACTCTCATAGTCGACGATCTGCACGGGCTAGTGCCCAACAGATGTCTTGAAGGCGGGATAGTCGCGCTTGGCGATGGCAACGATCTTCTTGGCATCGTCGGCGTTGAAGAAATCAAGGCCATACTGGGCGCAAATGGTTTGGATAATGTTGAATGGGATACTCATGGTCATGTGCATGTCGCCCATGCGACCGCAGCGCCCGCGGTTCTCCGCATCCTCGCGCCTTCGGGCTTTGGCGTACTCCATCGCAGGTTCAACGTCCTGGTAGGTCTGAAGCACCAGATTGTCACCGTCCTCGTGGGCAGTGACCTTGTGCGCCTCGTCCAGGATTTTCGCCTTGTCCTTCACTGCGTCACCGAGATGAGGCGCAAAGGCCATCGCCAAAGCGATGTAGCGAAGCATTTCAAAATCAGTGATGCGCAAGTGTCAAACATTACCAATGGGCGCCAGCGTGTAAGTGGTTGATATATAAGAAATTAATGAGTTAATTCCAATATGTTCAGGCTTCCCGCGGTACCGGCATCGATCGCGGCGATATACATGCCGGGGCTGATGCCCAACTGCATGGCGAAATCCGTGCCCTTGATCAAAAATCCATTCGTCGCACTCGCCACCGCACCGGCCAAGGTGCTCGCGAAGACGACATAGCAACTCTGCGTCGCGTTCAACTGCACCGCATAGGTCTGAGGACCGGTGGGGTTCGTCGCGGCCACCGAACCCGCCGCTGTCGTGATGTTCTGAACGACCGGAAGGCCAGTCGCGGTCTCGCCCGCCGAACTGATGTTCGAGGGCTTCAACGGAAAACTGTTACGAGGCATTCAACGCTCCCTTATAAAGAGCGCCCCGAGCAACACACTCGGGGCGCAAACGCGGGTGGGATAAAGCCCGCGGGGGATGAATCAACCGGTCGTGTCGTAAATCGCACCGTGGGCGTGCTCGTTGCCGACCTCGAGCGTGTACTCGACCAGCAACATTTTCTGATCCGAGTCACCCGTCTTCGCGAGCGGGATGGTCTGGAAAGGCCGCAGGTAGGCAACACGCAGATAGTTCGGGTTGATGAAGTACATGTCGTGAGACTTCGCCAGGAAAATGTCGGGGACCATCTTCACTTCGCCGAAATCGCTCTCATAGACATCGACCTTGGTCATCAAGGTGGAGTCCTCCACTTCGATGAAGCGGGTACCGGGGCCGGTGAAGGCCGACACGTTCTGCTTGTTGGTCGGCGAGAGCAGGCAGTACTCCGGGCTCTCGCCCGAATTGGTATAGACCAACTGCAGCACCGTCTTCATCTGGGCTTCCGTCACCGCCGTCTGCGTGCCGTTGTAGGTCCGGGCAGTCGTGCCGTTGTAGAAGTTCTCCGAGCCGATGGTCGAGTACCCCGTCGGCTGGGCGCCGGACGAAGAGTTCTGAAACACATCGTTCGTCGCGACCCATGCCGGAAGACCGGCCAACTGGCGCGCGGTGGACGAGGTGCCCACAACCGCCGCTTGGTTCAGGGTCAAGATGCCTTCCATGTCGCGCTTCAGCTCCTTCGACTTCTTCAAGAGCTGGTAGCCCATCTTGTTGGACCCACCGGCCGCAATCACCGACTGAGAGGTGCCCGAGATCTGGATCGTCTTGTTGGAGATCTGGGTGTAGTTGCCGACCTTCGCGGTCGGAGTGAGCGCGATGTTGGTCGGGTTATCGCCTTCGACCGCGGCATTGGCGGTGTTCTGCGCGGCGAGTGCGTCGATGTCCCACTGATGGTAGGTCTGACGGGCTTCCGCCTTTTTCGCCATGTTGAAAAGCGGGGTTTTGAATGGATCTACGTTATAGATCGCGTCGATCAAATCCTCGCGGATGTTGGTCTGGGTATAGATCTGAAGCGTATTGGTCGGGACGGTCATGATTCCTCATCCAAGCGTTCCGAAGTACTTCGCGGCAGCCTCTTGGTCGCGCGGATTCTTCTTGAACGCCTCTCGAAGTTGGGTTTGCTGGACCGCTTTGGGGTCCCGCTGTGTACGTGCTCCGGGTTGTGCCGCAATGGGCGCGGTGCGCACGCGTTTGACCGCATCGGGTGCTTGAGCTTGGAGCGCCACGTAACGACTCGCGAGATCCAAAGCGATCAGGTAGCGGTGGTCGTAGACTTGGGCCAGCTCTGCATCAGAGAACCCGAACTTGCGCGCGGTGCTCATCATCTGAGTCCGCGCGGCTTCAAATTGCTTCTCATCCCGCCACTCAGGGCGGGCGGATAGGAGCTTCTCGCGCTCGGCGGGCAGGAACTTGGTCATCAGTTCCTGCTGCTGCTCCTGGGCCAAGCGCTGCTGCTCGGCCTGCGCTTGGTTGAAATGCTGCTGAATCTGGCCGATGCGCATCTGAAAGCGCTGCTGCTCGGCGGCAAAGCGGCCAGGGTCTTGGCGGTAAAGCTCGTTCCAGTCGACCCCTTGAAACTCGTTCAGCGCCTGCTGATTCGCAAGGGATAGAAGCTGCTTGGCGTTCTCCAATTGCTGGTGATAGGTCGCCTTGAGCTGAGCTTGCTCCCCTTCCCACGCGCGGCGCTGATCGGCCAAGGCTTGGGTCTTACGGGTGTAGTCCGCTTCCTGCTGATAGGACTTGAGGACTTCCGCAAGGGGGACATCTTGTGTCTTGCCGTCCACCTTGATGGTGACGGGCATCTTGTAGAAGGAGTCGGCCTCAATCTGGGACTTGCTGAGGTAGTCCGAGAGGTTGACGTACTCCGGGCCTTCATCAGCCGGCGCCACGGGCGCGGTCTGCTCGGCGAGCGGTGCCGTTTCGGGCGGGATCTTGGCGGGCGTCTCGGCCTCGTTCGAACTGGGCTCGAACGCCCCGGCATCGAACAGGCTCTGGAACTTGTTCTCGGCGACCGCTTGATCGGACAGGCCGTTGAATGGATTGACAGCGGTCGGATTCGCGTTCGGGACTGCGCTCATGGTGTAAATCCCACCATAGGCGCACCACAAATGTGTTCCGAACTAGATGTTGCGCCCTCGCGCCTTGAACAAGGCGAGCCCGTGATCCAAGAAGCTCCTGCGCTCCTCGGCCTGCCGTAAGGTGATCTCGGCCATCTTGCCGGTTACAGCGATCTGCTCGAAGTACTCGAAAAAGTTCGCGGTGAGCTGTTCAAGCAGAATCAGCCGGGTATGCATATCGGCGTCCTTGATCGGGGCAGCGCGCCGCGCGGCGGCCATTTGCGTCTCGAGGTTCGCGCGCGCGGCCTTGAAGATGGGCATATCCAGGATCTGGCGCGCTTCACCGGCGCGGATGACTTCTTCTTCGGGACTCATTGCATATACCGCGGGGTTTTCACTGGATCTGACTCCCGGCTGTCGCCACATCAGGCCCCAATTCAGCCGCACTCGCCTTCTCAGCCGCAAGAATTTGCGCCAGGGCCGGTATCAGCTTCAGGATGATCTGCAAGTGATTTCCATCGAGTTGCACCTCGCGATCCTTGTGCCCCTGCACCGCCTGATGTCCGCGGTCATTGTGCTGCTGCAACGCCTCATGCACCATCTGATTGTGGGCGATCTGCTGATCCGCCTTCATCTTCAAGGCTTCGCGCGCGTTCTCGGCCTGCTCCTGGCCCAAGGTCGCTTGCGCCTTGATCTTGGCGACTTCGACTTGAGGCTGTGGCATCGACTGCGCCGCTTGCTGCTGGGCCTTCTGGTACGCGATATAGGCGGGATTTTGCGGATTAGGGTCGATGGCAAAACGTTCCGGGCTCGTGAATCCCAAGGACTCGCAGGCCATCTTGAAGAAATCATAGGTCTGCTGCGGACCCACAGCCAAGCCCATGGCCTTCAGTTGCCCGATGGCTTGCCCGAGCAGTACCACGTTTTGCCGCATCTCATCGCGATTGCCGCTCCCTAAGCCTACATTCGGCTGCACATTCGAGCGGTGCGGCTTCCAACTGCGGGGGTCGATGTTCACCCACTTACCCGACACCTGGAACTCGAGCGGCTGATCCTGATGGCGGATTAGGATGTTGCGGATCTTCAAAAAGATCGGCTTGACGCCCTCGGCCAAGAGTCGGGCGAGCATCTCGGTCTTGAGAGCCGCTTGTGCCAAGTTCTGCGCGTGCGCACCCTTGGTGACGTTTTGGAGCTCGTCCGGATCAACGGCCATCGCCGCTTGGCCGATGCCGGTACGGCTCATTTTCTGCTGGTCGAGATAATCGAGCGCCGGTAGCACCTGTTGCACGAGGTTCGATGGGCTCTCAATCTCCATGATCCAATTGGCGGGCGGTCCCTTGCCGCGGACGACGCCGCCGGGGCGGGATGTCAGAAGGTCATCGAAGTTCGCGCTTTGATAATCGACCGCGACACGCTGGTTATTCGAGATCGCGAGATTATCGAGACCCTGCCGCCAGAGTGTTGACTTGATGATCTGCAAGTCCATCAGTTCGTCATAGAGCGATATGCCCGTATGCCGGTGCGGCATGCGCTTGGGCACGCAGGAGGCGAAGGGCGTTTCCTCGATCACCTCATTCTCGAGAATCTTGTCCCCGGCAACGATGATCTGACGGAGTTCCGCTACCCCGTCGCCGTCGTAGTCCACCCGCATGATGGTTTCGCGCACCTCGATTTCCTGCATGGCACGGTCGGCCGGATTCTC